CTTGATAACCCATACGTTCAACAACTTCTGGTGCTTCTTCTCTAAGAGCTTCTATACCCGGTCCACCGTCTTTCATTCCGTATTTTTTTTTATCGTCATCTAACATTATGTTTCTTCCTTCCTATTAATTGCTTCTTTAACCTGCTTGTCCAGTTGCTCCAACCGTACCAGAGAACTCACTCTCCCCTGCAACCGGTACATTTCCTGTTCCGATGTTGCCACCGCCAGTGCCTGTAGCTCCAAGTTCTTGAGGTTGTTGAGGTACTCCTTGAGGTCCTCCCATTGGGGGCTGTTCACCACCGGGTTGAGCTTCCTCGCCATTTGTTTGTCCAGCATTCTGCATTCCTATTATTTGTGCCATGATAGCTGCTTCTTCAGGGTCGTTGAGTATTTCATCAGGGTCTAAGTCTAAGCTGTAGGCAAGTTCACTAACGAGTTTAGAAATCTTAACAAACGGAGCAATAGCAGGACTTTGTGCAGTTTGTAAGAACATAGTAAGTCTTTGACTTCTAACTTCTTTTTGCATCAAGCTATTTGTTCCAGTAGCTTTAACTTCTAAATCACCTTTAACATCCAACTCATCTTCTAGGAATTGCATGTTCCACTGGAAGTAAGACTCCCCTAGTGGCTTTAATAAAAAGTCATCAAGGTTTTTGATAACTGTTTTAATATTTAAACTTGATGCTCCAAGTAACATAGACATACCAGAAGCAGTCCTTGTCATACTTTGAACACCTGTTTGACCGTGTGAATAACTAGGTATACCTGTTTGTTCATCTGCAAGTTGTCTAAACTTGTCAAACATCATTAAGTTTTCTTGTGATGTATTAGGAAACTTTAAACCGTGTATAGCTTGTCCCGGCATTCCAGCTTGTCTTCTAAAGACTTTACCCGGATATATTTCCATTGACTGTCCACCAACTAAAGCAGACTCATCTACATCAAACACTAAAGAACCAGACATTGCTAAGTTATCTATAGCCATTCTTGCATGACCGTTCATAATCTGTTGTGAATCATCCATATTCTCTGCTACACCAATACCAAAGAAGTTGTATGGGTTTCTTTCGTATGGGAAAGCATTGTATGGTATTCTATATGGAGTAAATGGATTGAGTACAGCCCTTAACAAGTAAGTACCACATGTCCATATGTTTACTTGTACTTCATCTAAGTCATCAACACTGTCGGGTAAGTCGATTCCTACTTCTCTTGCATATTCTGCATCCATCATTCCCCAGTATTCTAAGACTTCAAAACTGCTACTTATATCTTCATCACTTCTAGCATCGTCTTTTAACTGGCTTTCAAAATCTTTTTCTACGTAGTTAGCACCCATCTGTATTGCACTACGTATTGCATCGTCATTAAAGTAAGGCATATTTCTTAACTGCCTTAATTGACTTCTGTTCATTTTATGTCTATGGATAATGTATTCACATTCTTCCATGTTAGTAGCGTTAGGGTCTGGATAGAAATCCCAACAACTAACAAACTCAATTCTAGGTACTCTAACTTCTAAAGGGTTGTAAGTTCTATTACCTTCTTCATCTTTGTCCCATTTGTGAAGTTTCTTGTTAAAGTTAAATGGTCCTTTTACAATCCCTGTACCAAGTAGAGCAGATTCTAAAAGAGCATTTCTTAATTCTGAGTTTCCATTTGATTCTTCAATCTGGTCATGGATAAGTTTCTCCATTCTTCTTGCAGCTCTTTGTGCAGGAGATACTTCTATTGCCTGTGGGTCAGGACTTGTACCGTCTTTAAGAATACCAGCTTCTTCAGCTTGGTCTTCAAGACTATCTTCAAACATTCCATTATAGAAAGTTGCACCGGGTTTTAAAGTTCTACCATCACCTTCGTAACCAACATCATAAGGGCTATCTATTCTGTTACCAATATCATCAGGTATTTCCATACCTTCTGTAGTTTCTAAACCGGGTGTAGGATTAGCTGTATCAAGATGTGCAAAGTTTGTTTCACCTTCTGCTATTTTAGTTTCAGCAATTCCTATTGGAAATTTACCTGTACCAAATATAACATCTACAAGTTGTCCAAAGGCTGCAAGTACTTTAGTCTTAGTAACTTTTACAAAGACTCTAGACTTTTCAGATTCTCTAAACTTAACACTTTTAGCATAAAGACCTCTATAGTTCTCATATGCTTTTAACCAACGAGTCTCGTCAGTTTGTCTAGCTTCTTCAGCTTGAGCATAACGACCTTTAATAATACCAATAAGATTTCTTTGTTGGTCTTCTTCAAGAGTAAGCGTTACTCCAGACTCTCCTTCAACTTCTTCGTAGATACTATCAGCGTTTAAAAATGTATTTCTATCTTCTGCCATATATTTTAATAACCAAAGGTTGAGTCTACTGGTCTATACATTTCACGTTTTAAACCTCTTATACGTTCTAATGGGCTTTCCATTCTTGGTCTACTCATTATCATATAACGTAATGCATCATATGCGTGGTCTGAAGCTTTCGTATCTACGTCTTCAGGGTTAGTTTTAGATAACGGTATAGACTGTAATTCTCTTATTAAGTTAGGACATGTATTAAATATCTGTAACTTAGGTCTACCATTCTCTCTAACCTTTAAGTACTCGTGTACTTGTATCTTACCTTGTATTCTATTTTTATCAGCTCGTCTTAACTTATGACCAGCCTTAACTAAACTTTCTCCTACAGTTGGACCAGTCGTTCCTGTTCTTGCCCATGCTGCAGTATCTAAGACACCATTCACTGAGAAAGGGTCTTCTGTCTCCATATCAGTTATTATAGCACCTAATTCTTCTCCTGTCAAGCCTTTTTTGTATAATTCTCTATAAATTATTAAAGTATTGTCATTTATATCCATTATTCCCCATAAACAACAGCTTTCTGCAGCGTATCCATAGTCAACTGCTTTTACTCTTTCCCAGTGTACAGGTAGCTCAAATGGTGTAATAATATGATTTTCAGGACTAAATTCTACAAATGCAGCTCCTTCAGCTACGTCCCAGTTACCTTCTAAGAGTTGTCTACGTTGTATAGGCGGTAGTGATTTAAGCATCTGTTCATAGATACCATCTTCTGCAAGGTACGGGTTATCAGCTAACTTAGCAGGAATAAACTTACGTGTTAATCCATCTTTACCTAAGAATGATTTGTTTGATTCGTTTGGTTCTATATATCTTTTCTTTACCCAATGAGAACCAACACCACCGGGGTTAGCAGTACATCTAAGATATGTTTCTATTTCTTTATCTGTTGTTCTAAGACGTGAAGCAAGATAGTTCCAACTAAACTCTGTAGGTAGATGGGTTATCTCATCAAAACCTATCCAACTATATGCTTGTCCTTGATAACGATATACGTCTGCATCTCTTTCAAGGAATCCAAACTCTACCTTTGCACCGCTTGGAAAGTTCCAAAGCTTTTCTACTTCTCTGAACTTAGCACCGGGAAATGCTTGTGGATATAGTTCACGAGACTTATCAATCATCTCTCTTAGTTCTGGCATAGACCTTCTAAGTATTAAAGCTCTATGTGCAGCTCTGTGTGCGTATCTTAGTGGGTCAACAATCATGGCATATGATTTACCACCACCAGCAGCTCCACCATATAACACATCTTTCTCACCAGCAGCAAGGAAGTCTGTCTGTGGTCCTTCATTAGCATGAAAGAATACATGATGATTATCAAGTACTTCTTTAACAGCTTTGGGTAATGTATCTAAATCACTTTCTGTAACAATACCTTCTTTAGTATTGTCCAGCTTTTCAAGTGTTGTCTTTTGTTTCTTGAATGATTTCTTAGCGTTGTTTAGCTTTTCTTCAAGTTTTCTGATGTTCTTTTGTTTACGAGTAATAGTCCTACGTGCTGCATCTTGTGCATCTTTAGGAGGTCTACCACCTTTCTTACGAGGCGTACCATCTTTGTTCTTTACAAAATTACCTTCGTTATCTTGCAAGTAAAGATGAGGGTTCAGTTCCCAATCTTTCGCTTCGTAATCCATACTTTTTATCTATGTGTTTTTTAAGTCCCGGAGCAGACATACGTCTGTCTGTTTTATATTCTAACCAATCACATGCAGCTTGTAATGATATCTCTTCGTTGACTACCATGTTTTCTGCAATCTGTAAAGCTTCTAACTCTGTTTCAATAGGTCTAAGAAAAGAACTAGACTCATCATCCATCTCATATCCAAAAGGTATGGTTGATGTAGCTCTTTTTATATATCCTTCTTTCATTTTACTTTTCTATAAGCTCTTGTTTTTCTTGCAGTTTTCTTTGGTTGCTTACTGTGTTGCTTTCCTTTTTTGGTGTCTTCTCGTTTTTTTCTGCTTGATTCTGCGTATTCTTTAGAAGATAGTGCCTTAATAGCCTTCTCTGGGAGATACCTTTCCCCAGTCTCTGACGATTTCTTACCACTCTTAGTACGCCATTTTTGCTTTGTCCAAGCTCTAAGACTTCTTTGACTTTCTTTTAGTGACATTCTTTTTTCTCTGGTGTTAAACATTTTTTAAATAGTTTAGCATATACTTTGTTTAGTTCGTTCATCATCTTAATCATAAATTCTTTAATCCTTTTCATTTTACTTATAGCCTCCCCCTTTGGCTTTATATTCTTTTGCAAGGAGCTGGGCTTTTCGAGCTGACCATTGCCCGGCTTTACCACCTTTGGTACCGGCTTTAATCCTCTCGAAAAGTCTCTTACGCATAGTCGGCTTGGTATAATTACCAGCTTTGTTCACGGTTGATTTAGCTTTCTTCTTTGTTGGCATTCCTTTCTCCTTTATTAAATATTGCATCCCAATTAGCTGCATACTGTTTAGAATGTATATTAACTCTAGGTGCAGAACCTTTACCACCGTCTGAAGGTTTGTAAAGTCTACCCTTATTCTTTTTACTAGACATAAGGACAGGTTTCTCGTTGCTTCCTAGTTGTGGCATTCTACCACTTTACCTTGTCAGCCCAATAAGCTGCTGACATTTTACCTTTAGCAATGTTCTTACCGTGTCTCGCTTTAAAAGACTTTCTCTTTGCTTTCATTCTAGCTGATTCACCTGCTTTAGGTTTACCAGCAGTCTTGGCACCCTTTTGACCAAACCTAATAGTCTTAATCTTATCACCTTCTTTAGCCACAACAATGTGTGACTTCTTAGGATGACTAGGTGTTCTCTTAGGTTTGTTAAACCCTGAAACTCCTGCTCGTTTTAATCTACTATCTTTTTCTTTTGGCATTAGTGTACCGTCCTCTTTTTTATCTGGTCATCGTGTTCTAGTTCTTGAATCTCTCCTAGAACTAACAACCCATATTGTATTGCTATTCTATTAGCTTGGGCAATTGTATCTGCTTTGATATATGGACCAATAGCTGCTCCATCTTCATTAACGTGTTCAGTTATCCAAAGTTTCATAGTTAGCTTCTTCTATATTTTCTGCTTCTATATCAATCGTATGTTTTTCTGGTAGTATAAAGATACCACCACTAACATTATGATTAACATCTAGCTTATCCGTCTTAACAACACCAGCCCTATCTAGTATCGTCTGTGCAGCTTGTAACTTGTTGTTAGCTTGGGGAACAGGCTTATCAGATTTCATAACCTCTATAAGCTTGAATGCTGCAGTAGGGGCTTCCCTTGCAAGTACGTCACTGGCTAAATCCACTACTTCGTTTTTAAGTGCTTTTAATATTTGATAGTGATTGCCTGAATACCCTGCAAGTTCGGCTGACTTTTTGAAATCCCCACCAGTGTCTACTAAGTGATTCAAGAATGCTTCTTGTTTCTCAGTTAGGTTTCTCTTCTTTTCTGGTAGGTAGCTCATGGTATTATTATATAGGACATTTAAAGATTTGTCAAGTCTTTTAACATATTTTAAAGTATTTTCAGAAAAGACTTGACAAATTTGAAAAGTATGTGTATAATAAAGTTGAAAACGTCCCCCGTTTTAAATACATACATAGCCCCACCCAAACCCCACTAAAATCTAACAGATATTTATCAATCATTCTTTATAATCCCCATAACTTATTATAAGTTTATTCGTGTTGTAAAGTATATAAAAGCTTATGAAGTTTGTAAAGTTTTAAAGCTTTATAAAGCCCAACTGGTTTATATCGATATTGGTTAGAAATGTATAAGATTTATATATATACCCACCCACCCCCCATGGTGTTCCTGCCCCCCCTACTTTAAAAACTTATCAACAGGATATCAACAGCTTATCCACTTTTAAAGTGTGTCATGTATAACCTGTGGATAACTCTGTGGATAACTTTACAAGTCTTTTAAAGCGTCAATAGTCCCCTTTTAAAGTATGACACTTTTAAAAAGTATGACACTTTTAAAACTGGTTAAGATGCCAATAAAAACTTATAAAGTTTATAAAGTGTCATACAAAGTGTCATACTTTTAAAACTTCATAAGACTTATAACCACTTATAACCAACACTTATATTACTGTTCTCGTCTTTTAAAACTTCAAAAACTTTTAAAAATGTTAGTAGTAACTATCATTTAATCCCTTGTAAACACTAACTAAAAATTAGTTAAAAAAGTTCTTGCTAATCTGATATTTTTCATGTTTATAATAGTTCATTATTAACAAACGGAGAAAATTAAACATGAACACAATTTATAAAATTAAAAAAGTAGACGATACTCAAACAAGAGAATTTGAAATAACTTTTAGTAATACTTTAAATGTTTGGGTATGTTATGAATTAATAACACTTGATAACGGAGAGATTGATTCTAAGATACTTGATAGAGGAGATGATATTATTGCACTATCTCATAATTTGATTTAACCCCTAACCACTTATTAAGCCCCTCTTTTGGGGCTTTAGGTGGTATAGAAATAACATTTACAAAGGAGTAAATAAATTATGGAAAGAATAACTAAGAAAATGATAGAAAGTAAATTAAAAACTTTAAACCTTTTAACAGGTGTAAGTGTTGAGCCTTATAAACCTTATAGAGATAATAAAGGACATATAATACAGAATAAAGGTCATTACTATTTACAGGGTTGCTATGGTGGTTTTAAAATTGAGCAAATGGCAGAAAATGGCTCAAATGATATTACAACTCTTGGAACTAAAAGAGAAGTATATAACCAAGTTAAAGTTATGATAGAGGGAATATACGCTTATAAAGAAATGAACTAATACCCCCTAAAAACTTCAAAAGTTTTCACCCCCTTTATTGGGGGTTTTTTATATCTGAAATAAATTATTAAGTTAGTGAGTAGTCTAAGAGACTAAGCACTTACTTTTTATAATATAAACGACACTTATAATAGATTATCATTCTAATTTATCGGACTCATTCTAAGCCCTTGTATTGAATAGTTGGGCAAAGCCTAGCCTTAGTATCTAAAAAGTCCAAGCTCGATTTTACTATATGAATATACAGCACTATGAATACTTACTACACTTTAAAAGAAATGTAAAGCGAATCAACTAAAATAAATAAAATAAATATCTTGCTTATTTGTTGACACTAAATTAAATTTATAGGTATCAAATAAATAAATAGCTAGAGGGCTACAATATGATAAACGAACATAAAATAGAAAATGTTTTACATGCTGTTGATGTTGCACTAGACAACATATCTTTAGGATGTATAAGCAAAGAGAAAGTATTGAATGAGGTTGCAACTACTCTACAATCTTTAAAGAAAGTTGAGTTGTTAGAAACAATGAGAAAGGAGGATAAGTAGATGATAAGTAAAACAATATTTAGAAAAGAACGCAAAGGCACAAAGAACACAAGTGCTATGCTAAGTAATGATATCAGAACTGCTAGACAGCAACGAAGATATGAAGCTAAAATAAATAGACAAGCCAATAAGGAGGGCAACACAAATGGAAACAAATAAACTAACGAACTTTGTAATCTTTAAAAACAATAAAAGATTAGACATGATAAAAGATATCTTTGTGGAGGGTAATGCTTTTTCAAAGATGAATGTTGAGCAAAGAGAAAAAGAAAAGAACAAGCACAAGATACACAAAGATAATTATGTGAGTGTGAATGTATTATCAGAACACATGTTTATAAGGGAGGGTAAATAATGGAATATGAAAATAAAAGTATTGAATGGGTAAATGAATACAGAGTAATTTGGGTAAATTCAGATTATGAAATTCAAGAAACATTTGTAGAAGCTGAAAGTAAAAAGAAAGCAATTATAGAATTCTTTACAGCAGTTGATTCTTTTGGTGTTGAAAATTTTAAAGTTAAAAAAGTTAAATAGGAGGGTAAGTAGATGAGCATAATAAATGAGACAGAACTAGAAAAGAAAGTTGTATCTATAATTAAAGAAAGGTTATACGATAACTTAAATGAATATAGAAAAGACATAAGAGAATCTAAAAACTTTTATGAACTTAGAACTATTATGGAAGAATTGGTTGATGATTTAATACACATAGGGAGAAAGTAGATGATAATTGAAAATGAATTTACAAGAGCAGAAAGAAAACAAAAAGAAGCAGAAGCTTTAGCTTTTGAAAACGCTTACAACAATATTATTGAGAATAAAAAACTATCTAGGTTTGAAAAACAATATGAGATAAGATGTCTTTTAGGACTTAATTATCGTTTTGAAGATAAAATTATGAATGAATTAATAAATGAATGGAGGATAAATGATGAAACTTAAAGTAATAGAAACAGTAGAAACTGTATGGGAACTACCTGATAATTATTTTGATGAGTATGATTATGATGAAGAAGATTGTGATGATAATGAGATAGCAGGACATTATCAGTCTGGTAAAAGATTGCTATGGGAAATTACAAACACTGAAATATCTTATGATACTAGATGTTGGGAGGAACTGTAGAATGAAAAGACACAAGGATTTTTACGAATACAAGACTATATCTTTTCACTTCTTTAAAAAGGTTGCGAACAAGAACGAGTTTAAAAAAGAGTGGGTGTCTGTTAGATGTCAAGAAGATATTATGAAACAACAGCCACAAAATGTAGAGATAAGGAGGTTGAAAAAAAATGTTTGACAATATGACATTATGGATATTATTATATTTAATTGTAGGATTTACTACAGCTTATTACTTACACAGGAGGGGTTGATATGAGCATGACTAAAGAAGAATGGGCAGAAAATACTGTCGATGATATGGAATGGAAGGACTTAGCTAGGATAGTTTATGATGTTATGTTAGATAGTGTTAAAGATATGTCTGATAAAGAGTTTAAGGAATACTTAATAGAATGTGGATATGATGAGGAATTAATATGAGCATGAATACACGACAAGCAATATACATAGAGAACTTATATGAGGATTTCTATGAGAAACATTATGAGAAGTTAAGTAAAACTTCTGATGATGTAGAATGGATAGAGAAAGAAGCTAGTAGATTAGCTGAAATAGATTTAGATAACTTTGAAATGGAGGGATAAGATATGAAAGTTGAACAATTACAAAAGAAACTTAAAAATTTTAATCCAAAAGATGAATTAGTTTTTTATTATTTAAAAAATAATAATCTTGAAGGTTGTCAGTTAGAAAGTATTTTTGAAACTGAATTGGGTGTAGAGCTTACAATAACAATAGAGGAGGTAGAGAATGAGTAGAGTATACAATGATTATTACTTTGAAAAGCTTGACATACTTGACACACTTGACAAACTTGACATGAGTGTAAGGCTTTTAAATGTTTGGGTAAATGAGCCAATGGGTTTAGAGAATGCCAAGTATGTACTAGAGAAGAACGCTAACCAAGAGTTTAATTGGTTTAGTAGAGACATGGTAAAGGAATTAGTAGAGGAGGAGACTTATGAAAGTATATGAGATAACAGTTAGTACAACTGTTCAGATAGATTCTTTAGATGACTATGCTGAAAGCAAAGAACATGCTATAGATATTATGTGGGATAGGTGGGGTGTATATAAAGATACCCTAGAAATAACAGAAGTAAAAACATGGGAGGAAGATGATGAGTGATTGGATAGAAGGAACTAAACCTAAGTACATTGAATGTGTTTATGAAACAGTAATAGAGTTTGACTTGGAGGAACTAGATATTGATTATGATACAATAGATGACTATCATGTAAGGTATGGAACACTACAAGTTACATTCAAAGATGGAACAATTAAAAGCTATGAAGGTAATCAAATGGAAACAGATTATAAATGGGCAAGAGAGGAAAATGTACTTGATGAGAGTTGGAATAAAGTGGAGGGATTGAACTGATGAAAGTTAAGATATCAAAAGTTGCTAAACACAATGGACAACCTACTGCTTTTACTGTTAAGGTTAGAGGTAGGAAATATCCTAGAGGATTTAGAGAGTGGTATTTTCCACACGATAACAAACCAGAGACAGCTATTGAAATGGCTATCTTAGATTACAAACGAGGACTATTACAATGAACAAAACCTTATACAAAAAACTAGAAGATATATGTGCAAGAGAATACATCATAAATAAATTATCGGCTAATAAGTTTAGAACATTTGTCGACTTTCTTTATGATGACATAAGAACATGGGACAAACCAATGAATGTATCAGAAGTAGATATAATACATAGGATAGAAGAACATCTAAGCTACATGGTGAGTAGTTTTCTTAACAAGTCATACGAGGGTATTAGTGTTGACTAACCTACCCTTAGAAAGGCTTAGAATTAATTGGTATTTTTTTAATAAAATTACTTGACAAACTTTTAAGGAGGTATAAAATGCTTAACAAGTTAAAAAGAAAAAAAGAAAATAATAATAAAATGAATAATAAAAATATATATAATAATGTACCTAAACATTTAAAACATTTATCAGTTGAAAAATTGAAGGGATTGTTTTATATTTTTAAAGGTAAGATATAATATGGCAGTTAAATCAAAAGCATTTAAACAAACTCATACTTCAGCTACTGGTGTTAGGGGTAAGAGAACGAGTCAAGGTAGAAGGAATGTTGGCTACTCTACTATGAACAAGAATACAAAAGCTAACCATAAGAAATATAGAGGGCAAGGAAAATGAAAACTAAAATATTAAAAAGCAAAGTAGTTATTGACATGAGTGTTAGTGAGTATGACACTTTGTTTAAATACATAGGCAAACTTGAAAGCATGTTAAATACTTTACACGAGACAAATGATTTATGGTTGTCTGATGTTCATAATTTAAGCAGTCTTAAATGGGAACTGGTAGAGATGTTAGATGCTGAATGGGATTCAAGTACTTATAGATATGTAAAGAGAGGTGCAAAATGATAGGAGAACTAATAGGACTTGCACTTGTAATAGGGTTTATGTTATTCTGTATAACAGGAGTTGCATTAATACTTATGGATAAAGAAAGGAAAAACAAATGAACATATTTTATTTTGATGAGTGTCCTGTTGTATCAGCAGAAGCACAGCCAGATAAGATGTTAGTGAAGATGCCACTTGAAACAGCTCAAATGTTATGCACAGCACATAGAGTGTTAGACGGTGATGAGTATGCAGATAGTGTAGGACTTTACAAAGAGGCATACAAGAATCATCCTTGTACTATATGGGCAAGAGAGTCAAGCAGTAATTACTCATGGTTGTATCAACACTTTTTAGCACTTGGTATGGAGTACACATATAGATATGGTAAGACTCATGCAAGTATTGTGAAGCTTGAAGAACCTTTAAGTAAGATGCCTGATAACATTACACATACAAGCATGACAACACTTGCACAGGCTATGCCAGATGTATACAAAGATAGTGACCCTATCGTAGCATACAGGGACTATGTGATACATGAGAAGCACTATGCACAATGGAACAAGAACAGGGAGAAACCAATATGGTGGAGATAAAAGATACTGAACTAACTCCAATGACTAAGGAAGAGTTTAGAGCATGGGAAGATTATGTTATTAAATATAATCACGATAACAATACAGACCAAATAGCTTACGAAGTTGTGTGGAATAAAGATGAATATAAAGTTAAATTATTAGATTTAAGAGTTGACAAAGAGGGACAGGAATAATATAATTACTCCTAATGTATAGGTATGTCCAAAGGTGTAGCCCTCAACTAACCTTCCTGAACCTAAAGACATACGAGCAATCGTGCTAGTTTCTGGTCTAGTGCCACTAAAACCAGACTGATTTTAAAAGTTTAGTGTAAGATGAGCTTACTGTAAAATCCTTAAAGGTGGTCGTAAGATAAAGGTTGGAATGAGTGCTAGAACCCATCGTCCATCACACTAATTAATTACCTACTTTTGCAGGTATGGGTTTTGAGGCAAAAAAACTCATCCATTTTAACACGAGGGTTATTATGAATTTATATTTTAAATCAACAACACTAGACAAGCAGATAGGTTGGACATGGAAAGACATGGACAAAGCTTACTGGGATACTTGGATACCTAAGAAGTCTGATATCAAAATCATTACAAGACTTAACAAAGAACAAAAGAAACAAGCACTTGATGAGTTATGGGAAGACTTGCAAAGTGCTATACAATTTACACGAGATAGAAACAATGCAAGAAGAAGACAGAAAAGACTTGCACAAAAAGAAAAAGTATGATAGACTCCAAACACTTAATACTAAAAACTAAACCTATAGGAGGTACAATATATGTATGAGTATGTAGAAGGAAAAGCTATGTGGGCTAATGTCAGCACACCAAACACTAAGTTTGAACCACATAAGTACGGAATAGTTGTGTTGACTGATGAAGATACTGCTACCAGATTAGAGGGTGCAGGGTTATCAAGAACTAGAACTAGAGATGGTAAGCCTAAGTATGATGAACCTGCTTTCTCATTCAGTAGAAATGTAATTAGACATGATGGGACAACCAACCCTGCACCTAAGTTAGTTGATGCCGATGGTAATGACTTAGATGTTAGTCTTGGTAATGGCTCAGAAGTTACTGTGAAGATTAAACCTTACACAGGAAAGTATGGTACGTTTGCAGAGTTAATAGCTGTGAAGGTTACTAACCTAGTAGAATATACTGAACCAAGTTCAGACAACGAGGAGTTTTAATATGATTATTACTATTAAAAATGATGATGGTGAATCAGTCTATGATGTTTCAAAGATTGAAGATGAGCAGAAGAGAGCAGGTGCTAACGTATCTATCAGTAAGATAGGTACTTTGAATGTGTTGGTTGAAGCTTTGAACTATGCTTCACAAGGACACCAGAATAATCTTGAAGCTGTGCTAAAGGAAAGTCCTGAAGCAGTAGTTGAACAAGAAGAAGAAGTAGTTGTAGAAGATTCAGAAGACGAATCATAATTCATAGTGAGGGCTAACATGGATAAAACTTGGGATAAGTTACATCAACCTTGTCCACTTTGCGAAAGCAGTGATGCTGTAGGAATCAACGAAGATGACTCAGCAAAATGCTTTAGCTGTGGAGAGTTTATGCCTAGCTATACTAAAGCATGTGGAGGAAAGGATATGCAAACAGAAACAACAACACCAATTAAACAACCAGATACAGTAGGAGAAGGAAAGTTTTCAGCCCTTACGGACAGGAAGATTTCCATGAACACTGCTCAGAAGTATGGGGTTAAATGTGTACATGACTTACAAGGTAATGTCGTTAAACATTTTTACCCTTACTATAATGGGCATGAGTTATCAGCTACTAAGATTCGTAACTGTAAGGACAAAGACTTCTTTGTATCTGGTAGTTATAATGATACAGGTTTGTTTGGTCAACAACTTTTCAAGAGTGGTAAGTACGTTACCATTACTGAAGGGGAGTGTGATGCTATGGCTACTTATGAACTGCTTGGTTCTAAGTGGGCTGTAGTATCTATTAAGCGTGGAGCAAATGGTGCAGTCAGAGATATTAAGGAAAGCTTAGAGTTCTTTGATGACTTTGAAAATGTTATCATTGCTTTTGATAAAGATAAGGCAGGACAAGAAGCTAGTATTAAAGTTGCTAGACTTTTCAAACCGGGAAAAGCTCGTATAGTTACGTTGCCTAATGGTTGGAAAGACCCTAACGATATGCTAAGAAACAACAAGCATAAAGAGTTTGTTGAAGCTTGGTGGGCTAGTAAAGTTTATACACCTTCTGGTGTTATAAATGTTTCTGAACAGCGTGAGAAGTTTCATAATCGTGAGAAGAAACAAAGCGTACCTTACCCTTATGAAGGATTGAACAAGAAACTCTATGGTCTTAGAGCAGGAGAACTGGTCACACTTACAGGTGGTACTGGTCTTGGTAAGTCAAGTGTTACAAGAGAACTTGAACATCATCTTATTAAGAACACTACAGATAACGTAGGTATCATAGCACTAGAAGAAGATTGGAGAAGAACCATTGATGGTATCTTATCTATTGAAGCTAACGCTAGGTTATACGTTGACCAAGAACGTGAGAAGTTTTCTAAAGAAGAATTAGATAAGATGTTTGATATACTTTACGATGGTCAGAACAAGAATAGAGTATGGGTTCATTCACACTTTGGTACGAATGACATTGATGATATCTTTACTAAGCTTCGCTTTATGATTATAGGATGTGACTGCAAGTGGGTGGTCGTTGACCATTTACATATGTTAGTCAGTGCTGTACACGAAGGAGATGAGAGACGTGCCATTGATACTATCATGACTAGACTAAGAAGTTTGGTAGAAGAGACAGGTGCAGGAATCATTTTGGTTTCACACTTACGTAGAGTTGATGGTAACAAAGGACATGAGAACGGTATTGAAGTATCTCTATCTCATCTAAGAGGTTCAAATAGTATTGGACAACTTAGTGATTGTGTGATAGCATTAGAACGTAATCAACAATCAGATGACCCTGAAGAAGCTAGGACTACAAGACTTCGTATACTTAAATCAAGGTATACTGGAGATGTAGGTATGGCTTGTAGAGTTATATACGATGGAGAAACTGGTAGACTATCTGAACTAACAGATGAGGATATAACCTTTGACAATAGTTTAGATGAGGCATTTTAATGGACTTAGTATTTGACATAGAAACAGATGACTTAAAAGCAACTCTGGTACATTGTATCGTTGCACAAGACATGGACACTGGAGAGATATATAAATATCCACCGAGTAAATTGTCTGAAGGTTATGAACTGTTAGCTAATGCAGATACTTTAATAGGACATAACATCATCGGATTTGATATACCTATTGTAGAGAAGTTCGGTGGTGTTGACTTGTCACACATACCAGTCATTGATACTCTTGTATTGTCTAGGTTATTTAATCCTAATCGAGGAGGCGGACATAGCCTTGAGAATTGGGGATATATACTTAAGTTTAAAAAGATTGAGTTCCAAGATTATCTTAACTATTCTAAAGAAATGATGGACTACTGTGTTAGAGATGTACAAGTCAATGCCTTGGTTCTTAAAAAACTTAGAGAGGAGAGTAAAGGATTCTCTAAACAATGCATAGCTATTGAACAAAGTGTAGCTAGGATAATGAAACAGCAAGAGGTAAATGGTTTTAAGTTTGATTTGGAATCAGCTTTGTTATTACTTGCTGAACTTAGAGAAAAGAAACAATCCATTGAAGATGAAGTTCATAATACATTCAAACCTAAATGGGTAGATGATAAGTTAGTTAATCCTTATATTAAAAAAGATGGAGACTTATCAAAGCGTGGACTTACAGATGATGAGTATCAAAGATGTTTAGATACAAATAACTTTGAACCTTTTATGAGACAAACACTACAAGACTTTAATCTTGGTAGTCGTAAACAGATAGGAGAATATCTTATTGACTTTGGTTGGAAGCCTGAAAGGTTTACACCAACAGGTCAACCTATAGTAGATGAGAAAACTCTATCAGCAATCACACACATACACGAAGCTAAACTTATAGCAGACTTCTTACTACTTCAAAAGCGTATAGCTCAAGTTGACTCTTGGGTTGAAGGAGTACAAGATGATGGTAGAGTACATGGCTTTGTAATACCTAACGGTGCTATCACAGGAAGAATGACACACAGGAATCCTAACATGGCACAAGTACCGGCAGTCTATAGTCCTTATGGTAAAGAATGTAGAGCATGTTGGACTGTAGAAGAAGGTAATGTTTTAATCGGAGTTGATGCTTCTGGTCTTGAGATTAGAATGTTAGCTCACTACATGAATGACGAGGAGTATACAAATGAAATTCTCAATGGAGACATACACACCGCTAATCAACAACTTGCAAACCTTGAATCTAGAGATAAAGCAAAGACATTCATCTATGCACTTATGTACGGAGCAGGAGATGAAAAACTTGGTAGCGTGGTCGGAGGAAATACAGCAGATGGTAAGAGAGCTAGACAATATTTCTTTGATAATAAGCCTACATTTAAGTCTCTTAGAGACAGGGTACAAAGAGCATCAGCAAAAAATTACCTCAAAGGATTAGATGGTAGGAAGCTGTATGTTCGTAATCAACATTCAGCATTGAATACTTTACTACAAGGTGCAGGTGCTATCGTAATGAAACAAGCATTGGTTATGTTAGATGATGTGTTAAGATTAAATGCAATGGATTATAAATTCGTAGCTAACATACATGATGAGTGGCAGATAGAAGTACCAAAAGATAAAGCTGATTTTGTAGGGAACTTTGCAGTAGATAGTATAATAAAAGCAGGAACACATTTTAATCTTCGTTGTCCGTTGGATGGCGAATACAAGATAGGAGATAACTGGAGTGAAACCCACTAAAGAAAATGTTAAAACTGTTGAAGACATTTTAAATAAATTTAAAATAGATTACGAAACAAAAGATAACGTAATCACCTTAACAACCAGAGCTATACCTAGGTTTGATGGTAAGGGTATTAAAAGAAGGTATGTTTACGACTATCACATAGAAACAAAAGAATGGAGAAGTCTTAATTCTGATGGAAGTTATAATCCAATTTACTATAAATCAAATGGTATAGAAGATTTTTTAGTAAGGTTTTTTAAAGATAATGTTTATGATTTAAACGACATGACAAAGTATAATAAATAATTAATAAGGAAAATAT